TGCCGTCCCAGGATTGCAAGCTCACGTTCAATTAGCGGGCCGAGCGTTTCGCTCTGCTGCCGGCCAACCGTAGGAGCTAAAAGCGCACCTTTTTCCTGGGCGCGCTGCAAAACTTCTGTCGCCGTCATCGCCGGCGTCTCAACCAGTATCTGGAACAGTGTCACCAGAAAGGCGTCATTAATAACCCGCCGGCGCTGATCCATCATGTCGAGGCCAATGTCCACTCGCGCTCCGGTCTGCAATGGCTGCACCGGCGCCTGGGTCCGACCATCCAACCGGGCAAAAGTAGAGCCGCCGGGTTTGGTGTTGACCGGGAAGACCACGCCGTCATCAGCAATCAGCAAAGGCGGATCAACAACCTTCTGGCCGGCCCGGATGACGGTCTTCGACATCTCGTTGACCATCTTGATTTCTGGCAGCACCGTCATCGCCGGCGACCGGCCATAGACCTCACGGGGGCCGGTTACATACCGAGACGGGATGTAAGGGAACTCGTCAAAGCCGCCTTCTTCAATTTTGTGCTGGCCCTCAATTTCGTAGTACGCTGAAAACCACGGCGCATTCCGGCGGTCTCGGCGCGTCGGGTCTCGGTCGGTGCGCGGCATGACAACGTGAAGTATTTTGACGCGATCGTCGGGTGATTTTTCCGCCTTACGCTTCATAGCGTTAGACAGATCACCGTCTTCGAACATTCGCATGACTTGCCGAGCGGCGACATCAATGCAGCGGTAGACCGTGTCGATTAATCCGTTCTCGTCTTCAGCAAAGTAGCAGTCGCTGAGATGAGTATTGCGGTAAATGGTGCCACCGGTAGGGGCTTCGTCTACCCACAGCAAAGAATTGCCAAAAGCGCCCAACTGCATATAGCCTTCATGCATCTGGCTGGAAAAATTAGCCTTGGTCCGGTAGCGCCAACGGAAGACGACATCCGTCACGGCGTCAAACCAGAGCCGTGCGTTATCGTCTCGGTCTACCAGTGGGTTCGACGCCCGCAGTGTGTGCCACCGAGCGCCACGCGGCGTCAGCAGGCTTTCAACAGCAGAGGCGAACCGCTCCAACGCCAGCGCGCCGGTGGCGTCATACATAACCGCCGTGCGCTTGTCGCCGGGTGTCCGCTCACCAACAAATTCACTTGAGCGCGGCAAGATGCGTTCTGAAATTTCCTGCCAATGGCTTTCCCAATTGGCACGGTCCTTCTTAAGCATTTCGTAGCGGCGAAAGATTTCGTCGGTGTCGGTCAGGTGTTTCATCACACCTCCATATAGGTGTTCTTACGCAGGGCATCGACGCCTGAGTTCCGTGGCGTCCCGGCTAATATTGTAGAGCCGTTTGTACCGCCGCCGGATGCTGATGCTGCGTCTCGCTGTGCCTTGTCTAAACGTGCGCCAGCCGATGACGCCGGCAGGCGCTTGCCGCCAGACTGTTTTTGACCATAAGCCGCTGGGGTACACATTTATTTATCGAATGGAATTTGCGACCTAGAGCCTAGGGTTTGGTCAATAACAGCGCCACCTAGCTTACCAACTACAAAACCTACTGGCCCTCCAACAACAGCCGATATGCCACTTCCGAGAATTGATCCAACTGTCGGGGCGCTATTCATTCTGTCAAACAAACTGCCGGGTGTCGGAGAAGATAGGTTGCGGGAATAGGACGAGACATTGATGGTCTGACCACGTGCGCCGCGCACCGTTTGCAGACCTCTCTCAAGGCCTTCTGTTACCGCTACATCATTTGCAATATCTTGGTCAGACCTGGTGTCTCCGGTGAAGCGCCCCATAGCCGAAGTGGCATAATTAAATGTTGACCCCTCTGCAATCTCGCCTCTGTTGCCTGTGTCGTCAACTCCGGTTCCACCCAGCCCCGCGGCTTCCGCTCTGCCACCCCTGTCACCGCGGCCACCCCGCACACCAGAGGCAGTGTACTTGCCAATGGTCGCGTTGTTCTCCGTTGTCGTCGCACTGTCGCCGCCGTCGCCACCACCACCACACATAATTTCTCTCCTACATTCCCAACAAAGATTTAGTCGCAATGTTTGCTTCTTCAGTCAGCCCCATTGGCGAAGTTAAAACATTCTTTGTTTTACTGCTGCGCCTAGCTGCGCGTTTTCTCACCGTATTCTCAGCCGCACGCACCTGAGGATCGTCATCTGGCCTCTCTAATTGAGCCACCTGCGGAACCGGCGGGGGTGTCGGCGCTCTGAATATACACATAGCCTTCTTTCTCCAATCGGGACCGGGTGATCGAATAACAGTGAAACGTCTGCCGGTCCTGTGAAAAGTCTTCCAGGCTGGCCTCTCGGATAAAGCCAAGAACTTCCAGCCATCGATGTGCAACGTGGTGATCGTCAGCAGACCAACAGTGCAGCCGCACCGCATCAGAGTTGATCAGCTCCTGCGAAAACTCACGTCGAATAAATTTGGTTACCGTTGACGCCACTTCGGGCCAACGGTCTGTTGCGAACATCCAGCACTGCCAGACCTTGGGGAACTGTTCGCCGGCTCCCCACGCCGCAACCGGCTCACCATCCGACAGAGCCGTATATGCTTTGGCGCTGCGGGAAG